GCAAGCTGCCCGGCACGGGGCGGCGTTGGACGTACAAGGACGGCACGGGGCTCGAGGTGTACGCCGACGGCCGCTACATCGCGATGACGGCCGAGCGTTGGCGCGGCGCTCCTGCCCGCCTGGCTGATCTGTCTGAGGTGCTCGACACGCTGATGTGAGGCTGAGGGGGTGGTCGTATGGCCGGCCGTGGACCCCAGCCGAAGGATCCGTCACGCCGCGCGCGGGCAAACAAGGACCCCGTGGCGCAGACGGTGCTCCGCTTCGAGCAGGCAGAGGCTCCCGATCTGCCGACGCTGCAGGTGATGAAGGACGGGGAGCTCGTCGAGCACTCGTGGCCTGCTCGCACGCTGGACTGGTGGGAGATGTGGCGCAACAGCCCACAGGCGGAGCACTTCTCGTCGACGGACTGGGACTTCCTGATGGACACCGCCGTGGTTCACGCCCGGTTGTGGTCTGGAGAGGTGTCCGCGGCGGCCGAGCTGCGGCTGCGGGTGGCGAAGTTCGGGGCGACACCGGAGGACCGGGCCCGTCTGCGGATGCAGTTCGCGCAGGCGGACGAGGCGGACAGCAAACGGCCGCCTGGTGCCGGGTCGGCGAAGGCCCGCTACGCGGATCTGAAGGTCCTTCCGGGGGGCGGTGGCGATGCCGTGGAGGGGTCCTAGCTACCCGGGTGAGCTGCCGACGCTGGGCTGGCAGGTGCTGGACTGGATGGGCGAGATGCTGGCGACGCCTGACCGGTCGGAGTACGAGCCGCTGGTTCTGACGCGCGAGCAGGCCCGCTTCATCCTCAACTTCTATGCGCTGGACCCGCGGACGGGCCGCCGGAAGTACCGGAGGGGGGTGCTTTCGCGGCCGAAGGGCTGGGGGAAGTCGCCGATCCTGGGCGGCATTGCCTGCGTGGAGGCTCTGGGTCCGGTGGTGCCGGACGGCTGGGACGCCGAGGGAGAGCCGGTGGGCAAGCCGTGGGCGGAGGTCCGCACCCCGTGGGTTCAGCTGGCCGCGGTGTCGGAGGACCAGACACGGAACGCCTGGTCTCCGGTGCTGGAGATGCTGCGTGAGGGCCCGGCGATGGACTACTACCCGGGGCTTGAGCCGCTCGACAGCTTCGTGAACCTGCCGAAGGGCCGGCTCGAGTACGTGACGTCGGCGGCTACGTCCCGCGAGGGCAACCGGCCTGTCTTCTGTGTGCTGGACCAGACGGAGGAGTGGACGACGACGAACGGCGGCCGGAAGCTCGCCGCCACCCTGCGCCGCAACCTCGGTAAGACGAACGGCACGAGCATTGAGTCGCCGAACGCCTACGTGCCGGGCCGCGGCAGCGTGGCGGAGGAGTCGGCCGAGTACTGGAAGCGGATCGTCGAGGGCCGGGCCCGCGATGACGGTCTGCTGTACGACCACCGCGAGGCGCCGGCGGAGACGGACATGTCGAGCCGGGAGTCGCTGCTGGCGGGCCTGGCGTTCGCCTACGGGGACTCGGCGGAGTCCGCGGGCGGCTGGGTCGACTTGGAGCGGCTGATCGCGGAGATTTGGGATCCGGCGACGGATCCGCAGAACGCTCGCGCCTACTACTTGAACCAGATCACGCATGCCACCGACTCGTGGCTGTCGCAGCCGGAGTGGGTGGGTTGTGCGGCCCCGGACACGGTGGTCGCGGACAAGGACCGGGTCGTGCTCGGCTTCGACGGTTCGCGCCGCCGGAACCGTGGCGTGACGGACGCGACGGCGTTGATCGGCTGCCGGGTCGCGGACGGGCACCTGTTTCAGATCCGGGTGTGGGAGCAGCCTGACGGGCCGCAGGGCGACGACTGGGAGGTGCCGGTCGCCGAGGTGCTCGCGGAGGTCGACAGCGCCTTCAAGCGGTTCCAGGTGGTCGGCATGTACGCGGACCCGGCGAAGTGGGAGTCGCACGTCGCCTCGTGGGAGGCGAAGTACGGGACGAAGCTGCTGGTGAAGTCGAACTCGGCGCATCCGATCGAGTGGTGGATGACGGGTGGTCGGGCGAACGCGATCGTGAGGGCGACGCGGGCACTGCATGACGCGGTCGCGGACCGGGAGCTGACGCACTGCGGTTCGTCAGTTCTGACGCGGCACATTTTGAATGCCCGCCGTCGGGAGTCTCGGAACGGGATCCAGATCGCGAAGGAACATCCGGACTCGCCCCGCAAGATCGATGCCGCGGTGGCGGCGATCCTGGCGTGGCAGTGCCGGCTCGACGCTCTGGCTAAGGGCGTAACGTCGAAGGAGCGCTCCGGCGCCGTCTACTTCATGTGAGGGGGCTGGTGTGACGACCCCTGCTGACGTTGTGGCGACGGCTGAGAAGCGGGCGAAGCGGGCCTTGGAGGGTCTGCAGCAGGATCGGACCACGCTGGACCTGGTCGACAACTATGTGCGCGGCCGGCAGGCGGGCCCGTACATGCCGCGGACGGCGACGCAGGAGTACAAGCTGCTGGCGGCCCGGTGCATCTCCAACTTCCTGCCGATGGTGGTGGCGGCCCCGTCGCAGGCTCTGGCGGTGGAGGGCTATCACCGGGCGGGTTCGGCGGAGGACGCCCCCGAGTGGAAGGCCGGCTGGCAGGCGAACAGTCTGGATGCGCGGCAGGCGGCCGTGTACCGGGCGGCGATCACCTACGGCCACAGTTTCGTGGTGACGCTCCCGAGCCGGACGGAGCGCCAGAAGCCTGTGATCCGGGCAGTCTCTCCGCGCTGCATGTGGGCGGCGTATGAGGACCCGGCGTCGGACGAGTGGCCCTTGTACGTCCTGGAACTGCCGAAGCTGCCGGGCTCGAAGGGCGTGGTATCGGGCTGGTTCTACGACGACAAGAACGTGTGGCGGGCGTCGGCCGACGAGGATTCAGTGACGCTGTCGGATCCGTGGGCTCACGGCATGGGCGTGTGTCCGGTTCGCCGGTTCGCCGCACAGGTGGATCTGGAGGGCCGCACGACGGGTGTCGTTCTGCCGCTGATTCCGCTGCAGGACCGAATCAACCAAACCGTGTTCGACCTGTTGATCGCCCAGACTTACGGCAGCTTCAAGGTCCGCTGGATCGCTGGTATGGCGCCGCCGTTGAAGCGGGATCCGGAGACTGGCGAGCCGGTCCTCGACGGCGACGGCAACCCGGTCCCGAAGCCGATCCCGATGGACTCGTCCCGCGCCTTGATGGCGCCGGACGCGGACACCAAGTTCGGAACCCTGGATGAGACCCCGTTGACGGGCTTCATCTCGAGCCTGGACATGTCGCTGCGGCATCTGGCGGTTGTGTCGCAGGTGCCGCCGCACTATCTGCTGGGCGACATGGTCAACCTCAGCGCTGAGGCGCTGGCGGCGGCGGAAACGACGCTGATGCGCATGGTCGACGAGTTCAAGCGCGAGTTCGGCGAGTCGTGGGAGTCGGTTCTGCGGCTGTGCGCCCGCATTGCGGGAGACCCGGCCGGGGCGGCGGACGTGGCCGCGCAGGTGATCTGGAAGGACGCCGAGTCGCGGTCGCTGTCGCAGACGGTCGACGCGCTGGGCAAGGCAGTCACGATGCTCGGCGTACCGAAGCGCGCTGCGTGGACACGGCTGCCCGGCTTCACGGACACGGACCGGGCCGGCTGGGAGGACCTGGCTGCCGCGGAGGATTCGGCGGCCAGGCTGGCCGAGTCGCTGACTCGGGCGGTGGCACCGACGAGGCCGGCTGATGGCTGAGGATCCGGGCGAGGAGATCACCGAGCAGCACCGCCTGGCGCAGGCCCGGCTGGCGGCTGAGGCGGCCCTCGCAGCCCGGGAGCGGTGGCGGCAGGTGTCGCCGACCGACCTCGAGGCCACGGCGAGTGTGTGGCTGGCCGGGCAGTTGGCGGATCAGCGGGCCCAGCGTCGCCGGTCGAGGCGCCTGTCGGCGGACTATCTGCGGCTGCTGCGCGCGTTCCGGACGGGCGAGACGCTGCCGCCCCCGGACGGTGAGCCGGAGGTGCAGACGTCGCTGGGTGAGCTGCGGTCCCGGTTCGCCGCAACGGCCGGTTCGCCGCGGACGCTTGAGCCGGACGATGCGGTCACGGTGATGGTCGACGAGGACTTCGACTGGCCTGAGCCGGACGAGGAGTCGGACGACCGGCGCGCCATGGTGTCCCTGATCGTCACGGGCCCGATGCGGGCTC